GGCACAATCAATAAGATTGCGGGTTGGCGACCTATCCGCCAGCTATTCCTTCCTCATGAAGGGAGCTCTTTAACCTCGATTTTCCATTGTCTATAGGAAAATCTCCTTGTGCATATTCACCCATGCACTGGGTTAGGGAGATTCCATCCCTCGTGGCATTTTCTTGTTTAAAGACTAAAAATGCTTGTAGTCTATTGAGTAATCTAATTTCCAGATGGAACTGAAGAGTAGTTATATATAGCGGGAACATTCAAAAAGAATATCAAGCTAAAATCTACCCCAGCACCAATATATGCTGTAACCCTCAACTGATCTTGATTATTTGATGTATCATTGCCATTCCATATAATCTGAAGAGAGTTAATCTGTAAATTAGTGTCATCCACGGATATAGTACCAGTTGCATTACGCGGAGTTGTCGTATTGTATATATATTGACTATAATTAGGTATACTTGTATTTAATCCAGCTTGTGTAATCTGATTAGTCAAATTAAGTCCCGATAAGGCATTAAAACCCAGTGTTGTTGACCACGTATAAGATCTAGCCAATTTTGATTTAGAACCACCTGTAAGTGATGTCGTAGATGTGCCAACAGTTGGTTGTGATGTTGCGCGATTAATTGAAACATGTTTTAATGTATTCTTAGATATAGGATTAAAGGACCAATTAACAGAACCACGCTGACCAATAAAAGCTGCTGATAAATAAGCAATAGTGGTAAAAGCACAATAATTATAGTTAAAATTGGAAGCCGTAACAACAATACCTTTAGCAGAATCTAACCCACTAGGATCATAACCAGGTGTGGCAGGCATACGATAAAAATTCCATTGAAAATACGCATCATCACCAGTTTGCGAACCATTTGCAGTATAGTAGTAATTGTAACGATGTAATAACTGCCGCAGAGACATAACATTTTCACCCATATTTACTAAAAATCTATTACTATCAGGTTTAGAAGGTGCATGACCGGCCACTATGGTAGTGTTCTCCGTAATATCATATTCATCAGATTGCGCTTGAAAATAAGACCAATTTTGACTTAAGGTTCTTGGACCAGCAAATTCTAGATTTTCGGCACCTCTAACAGAAACATTGCAATATATAGATGATGAAGCAACAGGAGCAGTGAGTTTGGTAACACAGCGTACAGTCAATAGTCCATTAGTGACCCCATCCGAATGATTGTACGAGGGTGTAGCGCTAGTCGACCACAAAATACTACTTTGCCCAGACGGTATAGCAGCAGTACACCATGCATATGCTTGACTATATGGAACACGAATTTCAACATTAGTATCTTTTGTTAAATCAACAACAGTATTAAAGACAGTAGATTGCGTATTAGCTGTACCGTATAAATTTGAACTACTTGTACCTTGAGGATCATAGGATATACGTACTCGACCACGATGATATTGTGAACAAATAAATTTAAATCTAAAAATAATATCACCACGCCAATATTGGAATAGCGATGCTACCCACGCCATAGGTGTCAAAAATAATGTAGGATTAGCATTACCATCAGCATCAAGAGTCATAGGATTAATAGCAGTAGAAAATAATATATCATTAGAGTTAGTAGAGGTGGACCAGGTATATTGAGTCAAATAAGATTCGCGTCCAACCATGTGTCTAATTGATAATTCATCACCACTAGATAATCCAGCAACACCAGGATCAATAGTTAGCTCATTTTTTGCATCAATAGTTAATTTTTCAATAGGAAAACCTTGTTCTGTAGAAGCTAAAACTGGGAAAGCCGATGGTTTATATGGCATTGTGTCCTTAATAACAGGAGTATTAGTAAAACCAAACATAGAGGCTATTTTAGATATAGCACTCGCTCCGATAGATGTAGCTGTAGCAAAACGCCCAATAATTGGTATAGAGCTAAAATAAGAAGAACCAGTAGCTATAGCTGAAGCAACTCTTGAAACGGGTCCATCATACTCATCACTTTGCAATATAGTTTCACAAGTGGGTCCGGATATAACAACATCTTCTGCCCAAGCATATACAACAATAGATACGCCAGTACCAGATACACCGTTGGCGCTTAACAGGGGACAAACATTATTCATATAAACTATTCCCATATTGGTAAAATTACTAAGCACAGAAGTAGGTAGCATATTTAAAGGCCACATAAAAGGAAGTGTCAATTCTCCACCTTCATTATTCTGTGGATATATCCACAAATGGGGCCGTTGACTTAATAGTATATTATTTCTAGTTGTGTACCCAGGTATTCCTCCATCATGAAAATTATCCAATGGTTGATAAGAAACCAACATTGCTCCGTAGTAAAAGGGAGAAGCATTGACCATAAATTTAAGTTTCAAATTGCAACGTATAAAGGCATAATTATTTAATTTGTTTTTAATTGAAGTGGTGTTAAAAAATAAATTCCATGGTCTAAAAGATGTTACTGTTGCCACAGTATCACTCTCATTCCATGTAGTATTTAAAATTTCAACAGGACGACTAAGATATTCTTGTAAACCAACATCAGGAGTAGTATCTAATAAGGTATTTGATGCTGGGGTTGTTCCAAAACCTGTACTATAATCATTCTTAGCTTCCACAAAACCCATAATAGTTTGTTCTTGTTCTACAGGTTTATCCATTTCATTAGTTCCGATTGTTACTTCGCCCGATTGAGCTTGTAACCCATAAACAGTGTTAAAATATTCACAGTAATCGTCAAAATATCCATCCAAATGAATATTTCCATCAATACATGAGAATATAGTTTCAAAAGCTTGTGGTCGATCCACGACCACTCTCGGAGAATCATTCTTCAGAGGATCCTCTCCTCGAATCTCGCTTCCACAGGCGAGCGCCTCGGTAAATTTGTTTGCAATTAATTTTAGCCAAACTAAGGGTAATCAACCCATAAGAATGCGGTTTCTACAACTTTTCCTTGTTCTTAACCAAATGATCTCTTATCATTTGAAGCAGTTTAAAATGTCATGCTCAGGACGGGACCATCTAATCTAATAGATCAGATGGAATAACCAACATGTCATAAGGTTTCTTATCCCAATAATCTTTCTTCAGTTGTTCGTAAGAAGGGAAAGTACTTTCCTTGACATAAGGTTGTAATTGCATTTTATCTACCAATAAACGAAAATAGTTTGACCTATCTTCGAATCGTTTTTTACCATAAAAGAAATATTCTCGAATTGCTGTTTCAATAACTGCTATAGAATGCGCTTCCGGACATAGTGTATCGTTCTTAACATAATTAGTAAGCATCTTATGTATAGAAAGTTCATCTAAAGGAGCAACAATACACCCAACATCAGGATCAAAACGAAACTGTCTCTTTAGAAAAGTTGTTTGTAAAATATGAACATATGGAATGCTTTCAGCTCCTTTTTCTGCCATTGTGTATTCCACACCAATAGTAGCTAAAGCTTTTGCTATATTTGTGTGATTAAAATTAGGACATTCGTCAGAAACACTCATTATATTATCATCACCATATGTAGCTAAGTTAACATATTTCTTAAAATCTTTTACTTTCATACCAGAAATAAGCGAAAAGGCATACCGCATGTATAAGCAATTTACCAGACAATTAATTATGACAGTAAGAGGATGACCGGACGGATTACCTTGCACTTCCAATAAATCTCCATTAAAATCAACAGTGAAATGTGCAGTGTCTGCTGCTATACATTGTAACACGATAACATCTTTATCTGACCATCCAGCTTCTTTAGCGAGATTAATTAAAATATCAAATGCTCCGCCAATAAAAAGCGCTGCCATTTTCTTATCAAAGGATCCATAATCTCCAGCAATAATTTTGTCTAACCCATGTTTAATTATATAATCATATAATTGTTTCCATTCTGGTCCTTGAGCAACCACTCCAGGCATAGATTCAAAAACATATGGATTATTTTGTATTAAACGAATAAAAGATAACATATAACGACGCATTACCACAGACCAAGCGAACTCTGCACCTGTAAATATGCGTGATTTGCCACACTTAATCTTACGAATTGGTAAGGCTTCATCCTTAATGTGAGCACAAAATTGAGGGTGAGCACGCTTTCCAGAATCGTAACATTTTTCAATATGATCAATACGATCTTGAACTAATTTGTGAAGCTTCACAATTTTGTTATTTTCATCCAATGTAACAAAATTTTTCTTACTCTTCTTAAAAGGATTTCCTGCACTAGTATTTATATTCAATCTATCAACATAGGTAATACCATCCGCACCATTGAGAGCAACATCTTGAGTATAAACCTCTAAAGTATGTAATTGATCTCTCAAAGCCATCTTGATATCATTAGAAAAAGCATCAACACATTCTTTGAGTATACTAGAATCTATCATATGATTTGGATTAGTCATTGGCTCTATAGCTAAACTCCAGGGTTTCCATGTCATATCGGGCTGTCCATAATCATCAACATAACCATCTTCAATAACAGCATCATGTATATATGTCTTTGTAACCTTGGATTTGTGTTTGGGACGATAACCATCAAAACTTCCGATAATTGTAGCCGTACCTTGAGGAACAAATCTTAAATTAGATTTTGGATGAACCTCCTTAATCTCTCTCTTATACCCAGGAGCATCTAGAATAATCTCGCCACTATATATCTGAGGTCTAAAATGTTGCAATCCTTTTCTAAGCATTTGTTGAGAAACAAATTGAGATACAATAATATTTTTCCCTCCAGCACCATGAATACCAGCTATAATGCTAGCATCGCCAATACTTATAATTAATGGGGCTCCACATTGTCCTTTAATTGTGTCTTTTTTAACATATCCATAGTATGCTGGGACATGAAAAATTCCACAATTCTTTGCATGAATAGCATCAACTATAATATCTGATCGCGTTCCATCAATATCAAAAACTGTTGTCACACCCTTTTGTATGCCAGTGAGCTGTTTCTTTTCAGAAAAATACTCAATCAATGAACAACCAGGGGCTATATTGCGTATCTCAATAAATGAAATATCTGTTCCTTCCAATTTATATATCATATTAGGAGTAAGCTTAATAGAGGATGTATTTCTGGATATATTCTGTGTTTTAGGATCAAATATTATACGTAAGGAACCAGAATCATACTTTAGAGAATGTGTATTTACAATCCAAATATTTCCGGCAATATTAATAGCTTGAGTAGCATTGACTTTACCCGGATTTTCATCGAATTGAAATTCAAATCTTGCAATATTACGGTTAATTTTAGATATTAAATCTTTTCCTTGACATCGAGATGTTGAGGAAATATCCATATCAGCACTAGCATAAGTATCGTTATAATAAAAAACTGGTTTTTCAACTTCACGAGCAACTGGAACAGTTCCAACATTTCCTTGCATTTCTAGATCCTTATCACTCCTATTCATATACATTTTGTAAGCTGTAAATAAAGCAGTTGTAACAGCAGCGGTTGATAAGAATCCTGACAGTATTTTCAATTGGTAACTAGTAAAAGCCCATTTTATCCGAATGGCAGAGAGATGCATTATGTGTCGATACATAGAATATTCATTCTTAAACAATCGCGCACATAATCTAAAACGCCATAAAGTTCCATATTTATATTGATAATAACAACCTAAAATTTTCCAAAAGTATCGAGATATAAATAAAATGAGAAATATTAGACCAAAAAGAGTAATAACACTTGGAGCAAAAGATAAGAATGTGAAGAAAATTAAACAACATTGGAAACGATAAATATCCATATAGAATCTTATAGTTTGCAAAAAATCATATTCAATGATATTACCTTTAATAACATTATTATAATACCATAATTTAATCTTCATACCACTATTAGATCGATTAATCAGATCCAATTCAGCTTGATATACATCACCTTTATAAGTGGGAATAGGTGCATCATCTAGAGGATCATTATCAAAAATAGTATCATCAAAATTTGGTGCAGATCCTGATAGATTCTCCAAATCATCCATAGTAAATATTTCTGGCTCAGACCAGGATGAACTAAAATTTTGCTCTTCAACTGTCGGCACACCATAAGTATCCCAAAAATCACGATTAATCACAGGCTCCTCAACTTTTTCCTCTTCTTCCTCTTCTTCACCAAGAGTATTGAGAACAATTTGTGGTAAGGGTGAAAATGGTCCTGAGGGTTGATAATATGTAGGACCCGCAATTCGAGGAGGACGAACACTTGGAAAATTTTGATCAAAACGAATAGATGAGTCCAATATTTCACTCTGCACATGTTGCATTGCAGCATTAGATAGTGCCTCAACATCAATAGGTTCTAATCTAGGACGATTACTTGAAATATGTGTTTCCGTAATAAGATTTTGATAAGCAGTGTCATTCTCATGCACAATAGTTCTACCTCGAATCCATTGGTCAGCTAAACGTGGTCTCATTATAGTAGTTTCACGATTACCATCATCAAGAGGAATATCAGGAGCAGCACTAAAAAAGGCAAATGGATCATCGTCTCGTTCTATTTGAATTGGAGAGCGAGGTCTAGGAGTAAGATCTAGTATATCATGAATACTGCTTTGTTCTTGAACACACCTACAATGGTTTTGAGCTCTGTAACATTTCTCGCAAACAACAATATCACTCATAGTTCGTTCTGCAGCAAGAGCTTTGGCTTGCGAAACCTCATGTTCTTTAGCAACTTTAATATACCAAGCAAGAAAATCATGAATATCTGTAAATTTTTCTAGTAGGACATATTGCGTATTCATCTTATCAATAGCTAAAGTGGAAACTGGAATGGGGCAATAAATTTTGAAATTCCAAATATTCATATAATCTCCTTCAGGAGTAACAGGAATACGTTTAGAGTCTGCCATTATACCACATTTTGAGTATTCAGGTTTTATCTCTGCTGTAACAGTATATTTCCAACGACGAGCAATAGCAAATGGACAAGCAAAATATGCATGCAAATTCAAATCTTTAGTATTGGTAGTTCCAATAACATGTTCCGCACGAACAGGGGTCCTACCCTTGTCCTCCAAAGCTGCCTGATCAGGAGTATATGGAACAGAATTGATGATTTGTAACATCTCTTTTAAAGTAGGGTCTAGTTCCCCATTCGGTAATAGAAAAGCAACATCATCCATAACAATAGTATGCTGTGAAGAGTTATAATTATCCCAAAAGTTTGCTGTAGGATTATGTGTGAACATAAACTCTGGACTAGTGGGCAATTTAAAAATTTTCGCATAATGGTAAAATAAAATCTGTTTCAATTGAGATTTACAAATACTAGATGAACCATGTATCATCACAGCAAATGGTTCCTTACGTGGCTTAAGAGCTTCACGTTTTGTCAATTCTCTAGATTCTATCAATAACAAATCATTTAAGGTTTTTTGAAGACATAATTTCTCAGATTTGTCCAAACCAGCAGTATACTTAACTATTGAACGACCCTTTTCTATATTATCTTTAAGATCGGATAAATATTGAAATTTATTTATGCCATGTGGTTCAGGATTGTTCAAAAATTGAGCATCTCGTATTTGCTTATGGGCCACGGATAACCATCTTTCAAACTTTCCACCAGATTGCATGATAACAGCAGGATCTTTAGTTGTTAAATACAAATAACCTCGATCGCATAAAAATAAAGCAGTGTCTAACATGCAATGAAACATAGAAACACCAGGCTTATGCGTACGGAGAATAGTGTCTTTTTCTAATCGAGAAAAACCCTGATCTTCAAAACTAAAGCGTGTGTTATCAAGAATTCCAGAAGCCAAAAAATACAAAGATAATTTATAACATTTCTTGTATAATGTAGTTTCTTTAAGTTTGTCAAACATATTAAGATAACCACGAGCTTTAGCAAAAATATTGTCATATTCGTCATCTTGTGGAGTCAAATCTAATTCTCCTAAAACATGTTGTTCTAAATCTTTATATAGTTTATCCTTCTCTCTTTTATCAGTATATGCTTCTTTCAAAGTACATCCCAAAATATCAGAGCATGTATATAGTAAAACGGATGAAAAACCAAAGCGGCTCCCTCGCAATTTACAAAAAACTATAATGGCTTTCCATCGACCCAACATATTTTTCGCAGATAGAAAATCATGCATAAAGATAACTATATCTTCAAAAAGATTAACATAAGGATCCATTTGATCTGGAATCTTAAAAATAGATTTGCAAAAAGATTCGCCAACATGTTGACCATACATTAACCAATTGCGAACAACTAATCCTCTAGTTGCCATATCTAAAACAGCATCTTGGGAAATAATACTTTGCAAGGCCGTTCCTATACCTACAATACAATCTGTAATAATAACTGTATCCAAAAATGATTGAGATTCAATATTGGCACATTTATAACATGAGGAACGGTATGTAATTATAGTCTTTATAGAGGCAAAAATATGTTGTGTGTGTTTACAGTTAGTACATTCAATAATATAAAAATGTTGTTCACATTTAAGTTTTTCAACATTTTCTTCCAGCAGAACTAATTCTGAAGGGGATTGTTTATCTACATTCTCTGTAGATTGAGCTTCCAAAAAAGGGGAATATTTAACATTAAAATTTTCAATAAGTTGCTTTTCCATTTTTGGAATAGCAGTATAGCCTATGAAGAATATACGAGTATCGATTTTAGTAACATGTGGGGCGTTACCACCACTTTCGCTTTGTTTTACTCGTTTATTCATCATGTTGTACTATAGGCTTAAAAGACGTATTCATTCGGCCGGTCGAAGGCTATAGCCACCAGTTGTTTTTACACGGTCTGATGGCACACCACTCTCGGCTAAAACGTGAGTTGGTAATTCGATCATTTTTCAAACACAGGGTGTTGTATTCCAAATCATCTAGCTCATACCAAAAGGTAATCATGCACTAGACTAGAGTTTGTCAAATGCAATTTCCAGGGATTATTGAACACAATTAATAAAGTTGCTCGAGTCAAACATTTAAACGTCAAGACTTTTCAGCCTCAATGGAGAGGTTGCATCTTCGAGAGGGCTACTTGCCCATACGATATTAAAAGCGCAATAATGTGAAATCACATCCTATTTAAAAACACAACACGCCGGTAAACCTGACTGTGTATAGTACTCACAAAAGAATGCCGCTTTTTGGACACTGTAGCGCTCAGCTTTTACTTAGGGGTTTTCTAGGTATTTAAATATTTATACCTAAGTAAATCTTGGGGAGGTCCAATTATATATACAAAAATAAAATATATAAAACATGTATTTATCTAGAAATAATCTAGAAAGGATCATAAGAGTATGACCCTAAAAACTTTACACTAATCATAAATGATTTGCGCGAAGGATAGAAAGAAAACCCAGTTCTCTCATAGCCTTGTAACTAAAATTTAAATTTTGCAATAAAGCTCATTTGAATTTTTACGTTACTTGTGATAAAAATTGCTGTTGGTAAGTAAAATATATCTAAATAAATAAAGGATAATTTGATATAGCGGTTTTTTCCGCATAGAAAAATAATTATTCGCATCATCATTCGAACGCACATTATAATAATTCGAACGCACATTATAATACTTCGAACGCACATTATGGCACAATATAAAATTGGTCAGTGAATAATACGCAAGACATCTCAGTGAATAATACGCAAGACGTATCAGTGAATAATACGCAAGACTTCAAAAAACAAATAGCATGGAATGGGGAAAACCCA